GTTCGAAGTTGGTGTAGAACATTTGGTCGAATTCTAATACTTCTGCCATTTTATCTCCTAATTTATATTAATAAATATTACTTTTTACTTTTTTCAAAAGTTATGCCGAGAACGCTGCTCCTGTTGGTAGAATGTTGAAATCAATTACAATGAATTCAGCAGTTTTAGCAGGTTGTAAGAAAATCTGACCAGCTAAAATGTTTCTATCCACAACATCAGGAGTGTTGTTAGTCTCATCCATAACTACTTTAAATGCGTATAACCCTTGTCTTTGTTGGATTCCTTCTAAATAAGGTTGAACCGTATTGATGAATCTCGCTCTTGTAGTTGCCGTGTTTTGTTCGAACACTAAGAATCTTGAAGTTGATGCGATGTACTTCTTAACAGTAATCAACAATCTTCTTACGTTAATTCTATCAAGTGCAGATGCCTTATCTTGAAGAGTTTTCTGTCCAAATGCCACAATACCTTGTCCAGGGAACGTTGCGATTGGGTTTACTTTGTTTTCGTATAAGGTATCTCTTTCAGAGTGTGTTAATCTATTCACTACACTTGCTGCTCCTACAATTCCACCTCTATTTAAACCTGCAGGTGCGAACCATTCTGCTGCGATAGCATCATTTGCTGCATATACTGCTGGAAGTAATACCGAAGGTGGTACACTTACTAATTTGTTTGTGTTTGTATCTACCGTTCTAACCCATGGGTAGTAAGTACCTACATAGTTAGAATCTACTGCATTTGCTTCAGTTGTAATATCACTTATCGTTGCGTCTGCTTTACCAAAGTCTGCGATGTAGAATGCATCTTGTCTTGCTTCAACGATATCAATTGCTTTAGTTACAACTCCTGAGTGTAATTGTCTAACAACACCTGGTGTTACTAACATATTGATATCCCATTCATCTGCATTTGAAAGTGCATTTAAACATCTTGAGTATGATTTGTATCCATCTTTAGTTGTACTCGATAAATCAAATCCTTGTGAGTTACCAGCAGAGATTGAAGAACCTAATGCGATTTCTCTAGCAGGACTCATACCATCAAATCCACCTTGGAATGCTAATGTGAATTGTCTCTTAATCATATCGGATGATGCCGAACCCGTCATTTCTAATGATAATCCAACACCAGTTACATTTCCATCGAATCCAAATACTACATTTGAACCAATATCATATCCGTTTATCACATCACCCGCAGAATATTCAGGTAGTGGTTTTATATACTGATGGTTATCAATTTTAACTACTGCAGTTTCTAAATCAATACCTGAAAATAGATATGGGTTACCTGTTGTATTAGATGTTGATGCCGTTTGGAAAATTACTGCAGGAATTATTGATGCGTTAGCACCAGCATTAATTGGGTTTTGATATGCTCCGTGTGCAAAAGGTGCTGCTGAAACAGGGTAAGAACCTTGTGGTCCTACCTCTACTCTAATGTATTTAGAGTTATTACCCCAATCACCATTCTCAGTAATCTTACCATTATCATCGATTGTATAATATCTATCACCAATTACTCTTGCGATGTAGTTAGGTGATGCAGGGTCTAAGTTTACGTTGTTGAATGTTTCAAGAACTGTCTTTCTCTTATCAGTATCAGAGAATGAACGTAATGTTACACTAAATACTGAGTAATCAGTTCCACCATCCTCGCCTGCTGCTTTAACTCCTGAGATGGATACTTTGAATCGTGTATTCTCACCGTTACCATGGCCTAACGTATGGAATCTGAATAGGTCATATCTCTCGTCAGAAATTAATTGTGATTTAACCCAAGGTGTTGCTGCTACACTTGCTTCGTAAGTAAAGTTTTGTGTTGGAAGAGTTACTGCAATTACATTTTCGTTATCAGGTCCACTTCCACTTGCTTCATTTTCAAAGTAAGTATAAACATACCCATCTTTTGCCCCTAATGGTGATTCACCAAATACATCACTAATATCGTTACCTGCAGAAGGTAAGATAGATGCAGAAACCACACCGATTCCCGAACCACTTACTACAAATGAACCTGATGTTGCTAAAGATGATGTTACTTCAAAATTTGTAAATCCTACGTCTTCATTACCATTTGCGGTTGAATGTAATGTACCAACAAGTTTATAACCTGCTGAACCTGATGTTGCTATACCAATTGGTGCTACTTGTGAGTAACCATCAATACCTAATGTTCTTACTACTGTTACAGTACCTGCTTCTCTTAAGTAGTTTTGTACTGCATATTCAGTATAGTAAGTACCATCAGGTGTACCAAACTTATCTTCAAACTCAGATTGAGTTCTAACGATTGTAGGAACGAACGCTGGACCTTGTTTAAATGGTCCTACAAACGCTGCTCCGATTTCTCCTACTCCCTGTGCTAAGAATGATAAATCATTTTCTCTTGTAAATACACCGGGTGATACAATTCTTTCTGCCATGTTTTTCTCCGAATAAAATTATTTAATAGATTATAATATCTTTGTATCTATAAATATAACCTAAAAACTGAAACGTATATGTTAATCATACATTATAATGAACCACTCTCTGCAGCTTCTGCTGCTTCTGAATCAGATACAGGTTCTGCCCAAGGCAATGAATCTACATCTATTTCTTCAGATGGGTCATCAGTATTTCCAATTTGTTCTGCAATTACACCAGTTACGTGGTCCCAATATGTATCAACTACAATATTTTCTAACCAACCAATTATAATTTCGGAAGTTAGGTCTTCATAAGCCACAAAACTTCCCGTATTTTCAGGGTCTAACTCTAATGGAGTTGCTCCACTAAATGTTCCTGCTGTTCCCGTTGTACTCTCGGTACCTTTAAGTTCCCATCTACAATGTACTACCACATTATCTAAATCAGATACGGAAGCTTTTTTGGTTAATTGAGTAATTTTCCATGAATACGATACTGCCATTTGTTTTCCTTTTTAATTAATTATAAATATAATCTTATCTCTCAAAACGAGAGATTCATATATATAAGTATTACTTATTTTCTAAAAACCTTATAATACAAACTCACTACCCGATACTAATGCCCAAATATCTTGAACTAATTGTGATTCTGATACAATTAAGTGTTCATTTTTTAGATTATAGTTGGTACTAACATGAGTTCTATTTAACTCAACACCATCTTCCATAAAAGAAACTCTTCGTACCACCTCTAACTGAGGAGATTGAACATTAATTTCAAGTCTGTTTAAGTATTCTTCTTTTGTTATTGCCATTTTACTTTTTGTTTAGTAATTGTTTCATCATTTCTTTCATTTCTGAAAGTTCTGATTTTAAATATCCTATTTCTTCTTTTTGAGATTCTACAATCTCTTTTTGTTCGTTGATTGCGTTTACAAGAAGTGGTACAACTCTATCGTAATTAATAGTTTTGTAATCATATCCCATTCTTTCTGCTCTTGGTGCTAGGTGAACAATTTCAGGAAGTACTGATTCTACATCTTGAGCAGAAAGACCAACTTGTAAATCGTTCCCTGCGTATCCTATAAAGTTTGCTTCTTTATTGTTTCTATAATAGAAACCGTTTAGTTTTCCAACTTTATCGAGTGCATTTTCAATATCACCTACTTTATCCTTCAATCTCATATCAGAATAGTAAGCGATTACATCACCCTCTGCTCTTAGGTGGTCATTTACTCTAAGACCCCAACTTTCAGTTCTAATCTTCCAATCACCATTGTAGTAAATATAAGTATGAGAATCTCTAACTGCTTCTATAAATCGTTCATCACTCCGAGTATCTAATCTCATATTTGGTGAATCATCATCATCCCAACGGATTCTACCACAGAATGTACTATTTGAATCTCTAAAGTTGATTTCACCATTATCCGAGTTATTTGAACGGATTGTCATGGTATTAGCATCATCATCGTAGATATCAAAACCATCATTGAATTGAAGTAAATTCAAATCAATTTGATTCATTCTTGAAGTACTTGCTGGGTCTACATAATAGTTAGTGTCATTACCATCACGCATTAT